CACACGCTATGAACCAAAGTCTGGTGTAGCTTGGTCACGTTCAACTTTCATGCCAGTTGAGACTGCTCGTATATCACACGACTACGATCAACTGCAAGGATTATACCAAGTTGATCTATTCTATCCAGCAGACAAAGGAAGCGCAGCAGCATCAGCAATGGCTGACTTAGTTAAGGCTGCATTTCCAAGAGCATTGGTGCTCACAAGCAGCGGAGTAATAGTTCACATTACAAAGAGTTATAGAGAACCCGCACAGACATTTCAACAGTTTTATCAGGTGCCAATCACAGTTCAGTGGAATTGCGCACTTCCCAAAGTATAAATATAGAGCACGGCATCGTGAATGCCATTAACAAGAATTAAAGGAGCATACCATGCCACAAGCAAAAGGCGCGTTAAAAAGAGTTGGTTACGTATTGGAAACCGCATTCGGCGCAACACCGACAACGGAAATTGGAACATCGGCTAAGCAACTTCAGATTATAGATTATGTCGAATTCAAGGGCGACAAAGAATCAGCAGTAATCACTGATCCGAGCATCAATACATTCCGCCAGAGGACATTCAGCCGCACAGGTAATTACTCAACTACAGCCGAGCTTAACGTCAAGTTGGCCCCGGACAATCTGGACGATTTCCTTGAAGCAGCACTAATGGGAACCTGGTCAACCGGCGTGTTGAAAGTCGGCACGTTGGCAACCGCTGTTCGTAGATCATACGCAATTGAAGAAGGTTTCACTGACTTAGTACAGTATCGCGTCTTCAACGGAATGGTTGTTGACAGCCTAAAATTATCGTTTGGTACTGATGGTTTGGTTGACGGAATGTTTGGCTTCATTGGAACAAACACATCGGCATTCAGTGGAACATCAATTGATACAACCCCGGCAGCAGTAGTAGCCAAAGACAAGTTCTTTCACGCAGGCGGAACATTCCAAGTCGCGGGGTCAAACGCAGGGTGGTTGAGTTCGTTAGAGATTGAACTAAAGAACGGTTACGAATCATTCTACGCACTCGGCAGCAGCGGCGCAGCAGATATTCCATTCGGCAATGCAGTTATCACCGGCAAGGCCAGCGGTATGTTTGACATGATCACAGAATACAACAGGTTTCTAGCAGGAACCAGCACAAGCATTTCGGCTTCGGTTGTTGCAGGCGCTGAGTCGTTGACATTCTTACTTCCACAAATCAAGTACACAAAAGGCACTATTGTTGGTAACGGACCAGCAGGTGTAATGGTCGAGTTCGAGTTCGAGGCTGAATATCAAGTAGCAGCCGCAACAGCATTACAAATCACACGAGTCTAATAAATGAAACTATCAGCATTACAACCACAATCGGCCAAAATGCATGTTCTATACCCTGACGGAAACGACACAGGTATAGAACTACTCTTGACCGGGCACGACACAAAGACCTTTCGGGACACAGCAAAGAACAACTATAAAGAGTGCCTGACTAAGAAGCTCGACCCACAGGCATCGTTTGAGCGTGATATCGAGCAGAACCTAACCTTAGTGGCCGCATGTATTGTTGGCTGGACAGGGTTGGAAAACGACGATGGCACCGAGATGTTGTACTCACCAAAGAAAGCATTGGAGATTATTTCAATGCCAGAGTTTGCATTTATGCGAGAACAGGTAGAGGAGTTTATTGCGGAACGCAAGAACTTTTTTCGTCCAGTTATGGCAGTCTCTTGAGGAATATATAAAACACGTTGTTGAATATCAATTGCCAGATAAGAACGGAGTAACAAAAAGCGCGCATATGTTGAAAGTACGTGCGCAGATGGAAGCAGCAGGAAAGTCGGCAGAGGACTTAGATAAACAGTTTGCCGAGCTACAAGAACCGGAAGTCAATCAAGCTGGCAAGTATGTTTTGATGATGTTCTTCGAACTCAATAATGCAAGACAACAAGGAATGAATGGCCCGCTACCAATAAGTTACACAGAGTTAAAGGCGTATTCCGATCTAAATGATGCAGAGCTTGAGCCCTGGGAAGTAAATGCAATTCGACTGTGTGATAGGGTGTATATAGATAAAGTGATGTCAGCACATAACAAGGAATAACAGCATGGAAGTAGGTAACTTAAAAGTCACAGTTGATTATTCCGATGTAGACCGCGCAGAGAGAAAAGTAGTCCAGTTAGGTGATTCGAGTGTCAAAGTATCCACTAAGGCAAAGACTCTAACATCGGCATTCAAAGAGTTCTCAAATGTCGGCGGCCCCCTTGCAGATGTAGCTGGCAAGATCGAGGACATCGGCTCTAAGGCTGCTTCGGCAGCAACCGGCGTTAGAACACTTGCAACAGGCTTAGGGCTTGCCGCAGGTGTTACTGCAACACTGGCCACCGCTTTTATCGCGGCACAGATTGGCATTGAGTTCGTTGCATTCAAGATGAACGCTGCTGCCGATGCCGCTGACGAAATGGCGCAGAAGCTTGGTATGACTATGGAGTCACTTGAAACATTCAAGATCATCGCGTCTGAGAATGGCACTACCGTTGAAGCACTTGTTCGCACTTACGACAAAGTATCTAAGTCGCTTAACAAGATGGACGAAGACAACGCCAAGACAACCCAATCATTCAAGGTGCTTGGCTTATCTCAATCCGATCTTGCTGGCAAAACAGAAGCTGAAGTCGCTGGCATCATCATTAAGCGTTGGGAAGAACTAGGCAGAACTACTAAAGCCACAGCAGCAGTAATGCAGACTGTTGGACCAGCATTCAGAGAACAGATCCCAGCAATCAAAGCAGCAGCAGACGGCATCGACGATGCTCGTGAGCGTGTTCGTCGTTTTGGTGCGGAAGCTACACCAGCACTCGTTAAAGCAGGTGGCTTGCAAGAGAAGGCACTGACTGACTTGAAAATTGGATGGCAAGGTCTTGCAAACGAAATTGCAACGCTGTCGTCAGGGATGACCACAAGCATTATCAAATGGGCTGCAAATGCAATCAATAGTATTCGCAGTGTGATGAAGGAATGGCGCGAAGCGCAAGGCGTATCGGCAGCCAGCCAAGGATCAATCAGCAATGAACGCAGGACTGCATTAACGAAACAAGCCCGCGATGAAGTTTACGATGGATCAAACCCAAATGCCACTGAGGGCGATGTAAACCGTCGTCTTAAAGAGTTGATGCAGCTAGAGCAACGAGCAAACTTCAGACGATTGGAAGCTGGTCAAACCGGTGAAGCCAACGCTTCGGCAGCAGAGAACGCAAGGCTTGCTAAGTTGCAAAGAGACTCAGCAGCAGTGCCAGTAGGCACACCAGGAAAGGTTGACGACACAGCAGCTAAGGCAGCACAGGCAGAGAAGGACAGAATGTCCGCTGCTGGACTTGCAGCACTAAGGCGTCAAGATGAGGCAGACACAGCAGCCGAGGTATCCGCTAATAAGTTCCTTACGAATCAAGCAAGAATGGCTGAGGCTGAAAAGGAAAGACTAGCAAGAATCCTCGAGCGTATGGATGTCGAGTCACAAGCGGCTGCCGCAGAACAATTACGCCATGAAAAGCAAATGGCTTATCAAGCCGATTGGACCAACGGCTATAAGTCTGCCACGGATGAATATGTTGCATTATCACAGAATGCAGCACAACAGAGTCATGATGCGATGACAAGCGCAACCAAAGGAATGGAAGATGCAATTGTCGAGTTTGCAATGACTGGTAAAGCCAGCTTCGGTGATTTAGTTAAGTCAATCATCGCTGGCATTATCAGAACACAAGCTCAAGCAGCAATATCTAAAATATTCGGTCTTATCCTCGCCGGCGGCGCAAGTTACTCATACAACGGTGGTGTAGGAACAACCAACGCGGCTGGTATATCCGGTGGTCGTGCAGCAGGTGGACCAGTTGGCGCGGGTAAGACATATCTTGTTGGAGAGAAAGGCCCAGAACTACTCAGAATGGGATCACAGGGCGGAAATGTTATTCCAAACCACGCAATTTCGGCTGGTGGCGGATCAAGCCAAATATCAGTTAGCTATGGCGACATTATCGTGCAAGGTGGCAAGACCAATGAGGATACCGGTGCTGCTGTGCAGAAGGCATTACAGGAATCAACAAAGCAACTTGTTCGCTCAGTGCTAATGACTGAGAAGCGCCCAGGCGGTATCTTGGCAGCGTCACAAGGCTAAACCGTTGGTAAATATATCAAAGGAGTTCTATGCCCGTAAGTTTGCCCCTCACTGACCGAATTTCGCAGGGCTCTGGAAGAAAGAGAGTCTATAAGACCTTATCCGCTAACTTCGGTGATGGTTATTCACAAGATGCACCTGATGGCATCAACTCCACAAAGGACACTTGGAGCATTGCATACGAAGGTTTAGATTCAACTGACCGCTCAACAGTGGTCGCAGCATTGGACGCAGTAGGCGGAAGTGATTACTTCACTTGGACTCCTATTGGCGCTGGCGCATCATTGAGATTCAAACTAACCCCTGATGGTTGGTCTGAGACTTGGCAGTCAGGCGACCTATGCACTATTGCATTCTCACTAAGGCAGGTGTACTAAGATGCCTATTGCAGCAGAGTTACAAGATCGTAATCAATCATCAGCACTCATTGAGTTATACAAGCTGGATTGCACCTCGATTGGTGGCAGCATCTATTACTTCACGCCGCACTTTGCTGATGCAGGCACGCTAGTGTTCAATGGCATCACATATAACAGCATTCCAATCGTTACGGATGGTTGGGAACTGTCTTCAACAGGAACACAGCCAAGACCAACTTTGGCGATATCGAATGTACTGAAGACGATGTTAGCACCAGTTATCTCATTGA